ACGATCGCTATCAGACAAGCCACTGCCAACATTAACTCGTATGTGTCTTCCATTGTCATCTCCTTCACAGATTATAGCACCCAGTCGGCCTAGATTGCGACCAGTACCTTCTTCAAATCCCACAATGCTCAGGTCAACTGTGATTGTGGGTTTCCATTTCATCCACGAATCGGTGCGTTTGCACAGGTACGGTGCATCCATGCTCTTGATCATGATGCCTTCAAATCCACCCTCCACGGCAGCTTCGGCATAGCGTTGCATGATGTCATGTCCTTCGGCTGTGTCCAAATCCACATCCAGGCCATTCATGATTTGGATGGGACCATCCGCAGGCAGTCGGGCACGTACACGTTCCAACATTTCAATGCGTTTGTGCTGTTGTGCATTATAGTGACCTTCGATAAAACTGTCCAGCGGTATGATATCAAACACATGATACACCATGCCATCTGTCACAGCATCCGATTTGCGGTGTGCTTGTTTCATCAGTTTTTGGAAACTCTCGCCCACAATCTCGCCATCCAGCACATAACTATAACTGGTGTGGTCTGGTAAGCCCAATGCCTTGCGATTGTCTTCAATTGCCTCGGCAATCTGCGGAAAGTTTTCAAACTGTTTGCCATTGCGGCTGTACAGTGTAACATCCATGCCGTTGACCACTGCCAACACACGCACACCATCCAGTTTGCATTCCAGGCGCTTGATGCCTTTTAACTTCTTGGGTTGGTCTGTGGAGTCTTGTGCCAACTGGCAACTGAACACAGGAATCCGCCATTCGGTCCGGCCCAGAACTTTGTTCAAGGTCTTTTCTGAGATCCCGCATCGCAGGTCTTTGGTGATTACACGTCTGCAGAGATTGTTCCACTCTATACTATCAAAGCGTTTCATTGTTTCTGCAATAGCATCTCTGGCACGATGGCCGGATATTGATCGTGTGCGCAGGCCTTCCAGCAAGCCCCAGAACACAGGCCAAGGGTTTTCAGCATGTTCGATGCCTGAACTTTCGGGCACCTGTTTCACATGGAATGTGTAGTAGGGATTGTAGGCTTGGTAGCAGTTGAACAAAAAACACTGGGCATTGGCACTGCCCAGTTTTGAGGCCATCAAGGCCTTTTCAATCACACGCTCTTTGTGCAAGCGACTGTCAGAACTTTCAAGGTCCCTTATCCAATCAGCTGCCACAGTGATACCGTTGAATTGAGTGTGTGTGAAGTCAATATCATTCATATATTTACAGGGTTACCATGAACTGTTATAGAATACTTTAAAACCCATGAACATTTCTGCACGGGCTATTTGGATAAATTTTAAATCATCATTATAGTAATAGTCATCCGCATCGTTGCCAAAAAAGAATCCTGATGTGCCTGGCAGTTCACGCTCTTTTACCACATACTCCAGCAACTCCAGGTCGTCAGCGTCAAGTTCCAGTTCAACGCCGTTGAAGTTGTCCAGTTCACGCAGTTCATTGCCTTCACGAGCCAACCACAGTCGAGCCATCCAGCCATGCAGATTGGGGTGTTTGCGCCAGTAGGCAATTTCTCTTGGCCGATTCACCGTGGGGTTGATGTGATCTTTTATTTCGTTGTCCCACTCTGCACCCTTGTAAAATTCTTCTTGCTGGCCTGCCCGAGCGGCCACGTATGCGTACATGTCAAGTCCCATGTTACCCCCAAATACTTTCAATAATAGCACAAATGAAGACTGCCAGGGCTCCAAAAAACAGCACAGGCTGAATGATAAAAAATATCACAAATGCTTCGAAGAACTTGCGATCTTTAAAACGTTTCATTGTTTGTCTCCGTTAATCAAGTGGAACATTTTTCATTGGCTCAGTACCCGTCCAGTGAGCCTGGGTGACACACACGCCTCGATACTGTATGCCCATTGGGTGCTCACCTTTTTTGGGCAGTGTTTTGATTGCCCGCTCGCATGCAGTTTTGGTGGGCATGGCCACGGGCACTTTGTCCATGAAGTTGCCGCCAGGGCTGAGCATGGCCACGATCAAGATCCATTCGTTTATCATGCGGCCTCCAACATGTTGGCGGGCACCTTCCACAGTACGACACCGTCTTTGACTGTGACATACTTGATGGCAACCTTGGTCACTGTGCCTGTCACAGTAACACCACGTTTGGTGCTGTGAAACTTCACTGTGTCACCTTTGGTGAACTCACGAATTTTTACAGAGCGAAGCTGGGCACGAGCATACAGCACCGCATCGTTGATGCTGGTCAGTTGGTCGTTTGTAAAATTACCAAACATGATGGCAGAATTGATTTGTTGAATTGAGAGTTGTTCCATGATTAATTGCTCCAAAAAGATTCGCTAGAGGGTGAACAGAAGTAAGGCGTATCATAACGTTCCTGGTATGTCTTACCAGTCATCATGTTGCGTTTGGTAACCCAAGTCTCATGGGGTTCCACAATGAAACCCAATTTTGTTTTGGATTCAATTACAGCACGGATATAGGCTCTGGTAACAGGGGCAAATTCTTCTTTGGCAACAAGACGCTTGCCTTCTTTGACCCGCTTGTCAGATTTGTAAAGTTCTAATGTGTATTCAACCAGTGCAGTCATCTTTGGCTCCTTTTTTACTACAATAACTCTATTATATACAAAACGGAATTTTTGGTCAACCAAAATGTAATCACTGCAATCACCAGCAGTTCTGCCACAGTGAATTTAGTACTATAGTATACCCGTAGTACTTGTTGTTTAAGTTGGTTTACCCGGTTCATGCTGTTATTATAGCATTTGGGCAATTATTGGTCAAGTACTACCTAAGTACTACTTTTTAGGTTTGCACGTCTGCCCGAGCTTGGGCTACTGTGTACCCGTATTGACTGGTTGACACCAAGGGCGGGATTGCATTGGGTTGGCTGGGCACCGCTGTGTCTGGAGTTATTCCTGCAGATTCAAGTCCTGCTTTGTTACCACCTTCAATCAAGGCAGCCACCATGGCCTGACCCGACTGGTTGGAGGTATCAGCAATGCTACTCAAGAAATCAAACGCCATGCCCACTTGCCGATCTTGTCCGTAACCGGCCAAGGCAGGAATGAAAGCAGTGATAGGCAACTGTGCGCCGGCAGTGAGTGTGGTGTAGTCAATGCTGGCTTGAGTTTGGAAGATGCTTTCGTTGGCACTGTGTTGTACCATTGCAGTCCAGGCAGTGTTCAAGGTGGTGGTTGCAGTGCCCATGGCAGTGATGGCTGTGCCAATGGCCGCGTTGGCCTCAGTGATTAATCTGGCCAAGGCTGCATCATACGTGGCATAGGTTGGTGTGTTGTAAGGAGCAGGAAGAACAATAGTGGGCGGCACACCATAGGTGTTGGTAGACACCAGAGTCTTCATATAAGAATAAATGAGATTGAGTGTGGTCAATGTGCCGGCTGTGAGTTGTGCCGAAATGGCGGAAGTTACAGAAGTCAAATAATCGTTGTAAGGAATGCCGGCTGCTGATCCAAAAAAGTCCGTGGTCAGGTATGTGCCACTGGGTCCCGATCCTTTGGCCAAGGTGTTCTGATAATATGTGGCCACCTCAGCAGGTATAGGTGTAGGAGTGTTGGCCGCCAATGGTAATCCGTTGAGTGTGGTTACTTTTTCCTGTGCTGTTTTTGACGCTGCCGCGGTCTGTGTTATGGTGCTCATTGTAGTATGGCCGCTAATTTTGGTACTGTGGTATTGCTGATACCTTTGACCTGTTGGAATGCAAGTTGCAGTGCGCGATTGGCCGCAGCATTGGCCGCAGGTATGATTTTTGCCAACTGGTCACAACCCACTGGAGTCAATGCACCTGAGTTCAATATGGGTTCAACTGCGCTGTTGACATTGCCATCCACATCGTAGATCAGCACAGGCCCGTCAGGTGTGGGCAAGGTCAAACTGGCATAACTGGTGGGAAATATTTTAACAGGATCCAACAAGTCAGCCATGGTCTCAATGTTGGGCAAGGTGACACCCAAGATATCCAACACATTTTGCAAACAATCACCAGTGACATTTAACAATGCAGGGTAAGCGGCTTTTTGTAAAGTATCAAATTGATTTGGAGTCAGCCCGTTGGGTTTGTACAAACTCTGAACATCGTTGTTGACCAAGGCCGCAATGGCCCCATCGGTCAGGCCTTGAGCTTTGAGTGCTGTGGTCACACATGGTGTGGTACCATTCAACATGTTGCCTTTGATTGCCAGTTGCTGTAACAACGCCGCCGGAGTTCCAAATTGTTCAATATTGTCCAATGCAAATAAATCACCATCCAATGCCAAATCGTCGCCAAACGAGGCCAATGCTGGATTGACCTGTGTGAGACCTCCAGTGATTAAATCTGTCATGTTTTCAAATGTTGGACCAAGATAGTCAGTGCTGTTGGCATTGACTGCACTGAGGATAATTCCGTTGGTTAGAGTAAGATAACCTTGTGCGGCTCCAAATGCCTGTGCAAATTTTCCAAAGTCGCCACCGCCCAGGTACGTGCTGGCACTGCTGGCGATGGTACCGGTGTATCCAGTGTTGCCCACAGTCCAGGCTATGTTGCTGGACACCGAGTCTCCCAAGGCAGGACAATAGTTGCCTGACACGTTGGCACCCAATGTTTTAAGATTGGCTATGGTGTTGTCACTGATGTTTAGACTCACATTGCTCACTGCCGCATTGATTGTGAACAACAAATTGGCAATAGGTGCCAACGCATTGTAACTGGCAATGTTGTTGGACAAGTTGGTATTGGCCGTGATGGCATTGCCTGCGTAAAATCCCAGACCTGCTGTGAGTTGTAGTGGTGTTGCTACAGATTCTGCCATTATGCCGCCCTCACCGTGGGGCTGCCGGCTACCCTAGGATGTCCGCAGGTGTCGGCGTCGCCGTCACGTATGACCGGTTTCCCTCCCACACGTACTGTGCCTGACCCACCCGAAGTCACAGCTGAACAATGTATGCCACAGCCATTTTGTCCACAACAAGGATGTGGTGATACTGAAATACCAGGCACAACAATGGGACGACCGTTTACTCGCACAGAAGCCACACCTGCGGAGTTGACTCCACCTGATGAGTTTGGATCCCCTTGTCTTTGTACTGCTGGCATGTTATCCCATTAAAATTTTACTGCGCACAGGTTTGATGCCTGTTGTGGCTTCCAAATAACTGTCCCCAACGTCTTCACGCACAGGGGCAATCATGGCTACACTAGATATATTTACCGTGACATCCGACTCGGGATCTGCGGTAAACAATGAATTCATCAGTTGTATGCCCTGCTGTCCCGGCACCACTGCCACAGGCTTGCTGATGGTGTAAGTGACAGCATTGTAGCCCACAATTTTTGCCACAATCTCTTCACCATAGCCCATGCGCATGGTGTATGTTTTTCCTACTTCAATCATTATATTTCCTTTTTAACTATTGCCAACTGATAATTTACCAGGCCCAACTTGAGCCTGTGATAAAACATGTTCACAAAGGCATCTATGCTTTGTTTGCAACGACCCAAATAGTGCTGATTATCTTCCCACAAGTAGTCATCAAACAGCATGACACCGCCGGGGCGCAACAATCCAAAGCACATCACAGCATCTGCCAGGGCATCATCTGCGTTGTGACTACCATCCACATAGATAAAATCATATTGTCTTTGATCCACAATCAGTTGTGCCAATGCAGGGAAACTCATGTTGGCCAGCACTTCTAGTGTTTGGCCAGGCTTCTTGACTTCAGCAGTGTTGGATCTGAAACGTTGTTCTATACTGCGGTCTTCGGGGATGGAGTCACTACTGAATGCTGTTACCACGCGGTCAGCAAATGGGTCAATGCAGGTAATGGTACCTGTGTCTGCTAACATGTTCTCCAACATCCAGCAGGTACTGCGGCCTTCGTGGCTGCCTATTTCTAATATGCTGTCAACTGTTTTTTGTTTTTGTAAGTAGTTGGTGATGTAATCAAAGTTGACCAGTGCATTGCTGAACCAGTCAGATGAGAATTGTGGCATTACAGCAACCTTTGGCGTAGTTCTTGGAATCCGCCCACATACTCTTCATCCAAAAAGATTTGTGGCACTGATCTAGCAGTCGGCACTGCTTCTAATAATTGTTCGCGAGTCCAATCGTGGCTGATGTTGCGCACTTCATATTCTATGCCTTGACTTTCCAACAGGCTCTTGGCTTGTTCGCAGAAGGCGCATTGGTCTTTTGACCATACTATGGCTTTCATGTTGTTTTCCTTATAAATTGGGTAATTCGTCGTAGTCCAGTTGATCACTCATGACGCCGATAACGTAGTTAGTTGATTCATTCTCCTGGAGTGCAGTTTGTTTCTTTGATGTGTCCACATGCTTCATGAACCAAGGAATGGGTGTGCTACGCGGTGCAGGCTCCAGATACTTGACACCAATTTCTTTGAGTGCGCCCACTGCTGTGTAGTCCACAAAGTCCTTGAGAATGTTGGCATTGAGTCCAATCACAGGACCTTTCTGGAACAGGTAGTCGGCCCAGGCCTTTTCTTCACGAATCACATCCAGGTACAACTGATACACTTCGGCTTCACATTCTGCCTTGGCAGCGGCAAATCGCGGATCTTCTTTGACCACTTGATTGATCATCCAAGCAGTCCAGTCTTTGTGCAGGATTTCATCTTGCAGGATCAGGCTGATGATGTTGCCATTGCCAATAAAGATACGGTTCTCTACCATGGCCAGGCTTGTGGCAAAACTTACCATGAAGCGGAATGCTTCCAAAGCATAGCTGGCATTGAGTGCCAACCAAATTGCACGGATGTGTTCACTTTCTGTGATTATTTCGCCTGCTTCTTTACGACAGTTGATCACATGCAATGCATCGTAGTAGTTGCCCACACTAGACGCCATGTCCACAATCTCTCGGGTGTCGTGAATGGTGTTGAACACATCTTTGGGCACGTTGTAGATGTTGCGGATGATGTGACTGTAACTTCTACTGTGAATATTTGTTTCAAAGAAACTCCAATTGTACATCAAGGCTTCAAGTTCAGGGATACCCACCACAGGAGTAAACACCTGTGCTGGTCCGCGCCCTTGTAAACTATCCAGGGCTGTTTGGCGTAGTAGGTTTGATGTGAAGATGTGCTTCACAGTTTCACTTGATTCTTTGAAGTCGTTGGCATCTTTGGTCAAGGACACTTCTTCAGGAATCCAAAAGAAGCCACGTGCCTCTTGTTCAAACTTCACAAGTTTGTTGTACTTGACTTCTTCAAAGCGTTGGATTGTTACAGGTCCTGCTGGGTCAAGAAACATCTTGCGATGCAGGTAGTCAGTTTTGGTGGCGAGATTGTATTGGGCTTGGCTCATAATTTGCAACTTTCGCAGTCTTCCGCATCATCAAAGTCAATGACTTCCAAGGGTGCGTCTTCCTTGGCGGCTTTGGCACCTTGCTTGTTGATTAGACTGTAATAGAATGTCTTGATACCCCAGTGATGTGCTTGCATGAGATTTTTAGCAATCAATGTGGTAGGTACTTTGCGATCTGCAAAGTGTGCAGGATTGTAGAATGTGTTGGTTGATATTGACTGATCAATGTACGCCGCCAACACAGCGGCCGTTTTCAAATAACCCACACAATCCTTTTGCGCCCACATCATTTGATATTTGTTTTTAAGCCTATGGTATTCGGGTACCACTTGTGTAAGGCTACCTGCTTTTGATTCCTTGACTGAGATAAGGCTCATGGGCATTTCAATGCCATTGGTGCTGTTGATCACAACTGAACTGCTCTCCACAGGAGCCACTGCCATCAATGTGGCATTGCGTACACCATACTGTTTCATATTTGTACGCAAGGTTTCCCAGTCAAGTTCTGGAGCAAAGTCTGTCAATTCATTCACACCCCGGGCACGTCGTTCCCAGGGAAATACACCTTGTCCATAACGTGTTTTGTCCGAGTCCAGGCATGGACCACGTTCCCGGGCTAGTTCAACGGTGGCTTCGGTCAGGTAGTAGGCTTGATGTTCCATCCACGTCTTGACTTCAGCCAAGGCGTCCTTTTCTCCGTACTGCATACCACGCTTGGCGTGCCAGTAGGCAAGGTTGGTGATTCCGATACCCAAGGGCTGGATCTCATCGTTGGAGAGTTGAGACTGGATGGAGAGAAAGTCTTGATAGTCAAGAATGTTACACAGGCTACGCTGAAGTATGCGACAAGCACGACGCATGTCTTCTGGATTACGGAACGCACCCCAGTTGATTGAGCCCAGTGTGCAAAGAGCGATACGACCATCACGGTCATCCAAACGCTTAAAGGGCTTGGTAGGCAGCAGGATTTCACAGCAGAGATTGCTTTGATAAATGGTATGATATTCAGGATCAAATGGGCCTTGACTCATGACATTGTCAATAAACACTAGGTAGATGCGTCCAGTATCAGTACGTTCTTTGAGAATGCCTGACCGGAACACTTCTTCTGCAGCCATTACTTTCTTTCTAAGTCCACCCTGATTTTCGTATTTAACATACAGTTCTTCAAACAACTTGGTGTTGCTATAAAAGGCTTCATACAAGTCTGGCACTTGGTTAGGATCAAAGAACGTGATGTTTTCTTTGTTCTTGAAACGTCTCCAGAAAAACGCACTCAGCACCACACCATAGTCCATGTGTCTGACTCGAGTTTCTTCTGTGCCTTGGTTGTTTTTGAGCACAATGAGATCATCAAACTGCAGATGCCAAATGGGATAGAACACCGTGGCACTTGCATTGCGGATACCACCTTGACTGCAACTACGCAAGTCGCCAAACCATTTCTTCAAGAACGGAATCATGCCAGTGTGCATGATTTCGCCGCCACGGATTGGCGAACCTAATGGACGCAAGCGTCCAATCTCCAAACCAATGCCAGCACGTTTGCTGGCATACTTGGCCATCATCTCACCAGAAGCGAATATGCTATCAAGATCGTCGTCACTCCTGATAAGCACACAGGAACTAAACTGTTTAGTAGGAGTGCCGAGCCCTGCAAGCACAGGTGTAGCAAGAGTAAACAAACCATCACTGGCGGCTTGATAATATTCTTTGATATAACGCATTCTAGCTGTGTTAGGCTCTTCTTTGTGAAATACTGTAGCTGCGGCCACCATGTATCTAACTTGAGGGGTTTCATATGTTTGTCCTGTGCTACGATTTTTTACTAGATATTTTTCAATCAGTTGTTCCACTGCGGCATAACTGTATGACTCATCCTTGGCATGATCAATCATGTCATGCATACGATTCCAGTCGTCCTCTGAGTACCACTCCAGCAGTTCGGGAGTGTACAGGCCAGTGGCCACGTTGGTCTTCACGATTTCATACAGGTGAGGGGGATCGTAGGAACCGTATACATCTTTGCGTAGCATGCTGAGTCGTTGCTTGCCTGCCACATACTGATAGTTGGTATGCCCAACATCAGGATTTGACTCCACGTCAATTAGATCCACAATGGCACGTAAGGTAATACCATCAATTTCTTTGGTGGTAATACCATCATAAAAGTGCAACTGTGCTTTGATCTCCACCATGCTCTGGCTAACATCTGCTATGCCTGCGCATACTTTGGCAATTTGTGTCTGCCATTTCTCCAATGCAAGTGGCTCACGAAGGCCACTGCGCTTTACAACTGTAATGCTTTTCATCTCTTCCTAACGAATTTTTTGTTTTATTTGTTCTTGACTGACACACCGTCGGGGTTTTGATCGTCCCAGACTGATATTTACGACTTGATCTGGATCCCAATTCAGTATATATTTCTCTTGGGCAACCAGGACTAAATTGTCGCTTTGATACTCAATCATGCAGGCATCCTGCATGTCTTCACGGTCTAGCATAGCAATAGTATACAGTATTCCCAAGCCTCTTGCAACCGGACAATACTGGTCATCACTCAACAACTGCCAAGGATCGGGCCAATCTGCTTGGTCGTCCCAGTGCAAATGATAGGCAGTCCAGGGAGTCTGGAACCACCAGGCGTTGATTTTGATTAAAGCAGGCTCTGAGTCCAGTGTTTGACATTGCTGTCTTAACTGTGCCCAACTCTCCAGCCGCTCACTGAAGTTTCTAGGCCACATTGATTGTTAAGTGCTGCGTCCTAGGTGTGTCAAACTGTAATAGATCAATCCGGTACGTCCAGCCGCATAAGACACTGTGATGGTACCAGCAACGTCAGTCACCGCCAGTGTTACATCTGTGTGAGAATTTTCCACGTAATCGTCTACTGACTGTAGCGTATCTCCAGCTGAATCATCTGGATCGTTCACAATAGTCATGGTGCCTGTGCGCACTGAGGTATCTACCACAATGGTGTAGTCCATCTTGAATGCTTTGATAAACACTGTGTTCACTGTGAACAATGTGGTGTTAGTAGCGCCAGCAGTGATAGTGGCTTGCTGTCCAGTTTCTCTAATGAAACTGCCCATTTGTATTTGAGCAGAGTTATCAATGGCAATGGCAGCAGGAATAGTGCCAGTGGTTGTGTTGTATAATTTTATTCTGGGATATGTTGCAGCCTGTGCCAGACTGCGTTCAAACATGTCGCCCAGGCTGACATTGCTGATCGAATCAATGGTCATCACTGAGGATGCTGGATTTCCTGCACCATTGAAGTGATTGCCTACATCATAAAAAATATTGTATCCAGTGGCGTTCATGTTGACACCATAAAAATAAACACCTTCTTCGTAGATGTTGTCAAATATGTTGTTGGTCACCCGAACACCTTGTGCGCCGCCATTGCTGAGGCTGGCGCCGCCCAGTAGTATACCTTGATACAATGTATCAAATGAACCAGCGGTAAAAACTGCGCTCTTAATTTGTTGAGCGGTGTTAACTCCCCAGGTAAATCCTGAAAATGCAAAACCTTCAAATTCAATTTGAGTACATGGCAAACTTGGTGTACTGGCAAAATCAACTGCCCGGGTGTTGGCTGTGGTCACTGTAAGGTCAGCCGTGGTCAATGGTCCAGCAATGTTCACATGAAACACACATTGATTTGCTTTTTCCACCAACAGACCATTGTTGAGTTTGTTGGTGACAATACTGATCTCTGAAATGTCAATATTCTGTGGCGGGGTGGCACCATTGGTGGCAATGTTGGCCCCAGTTTGTTGCATGCTGTCTGCTGTGCGCATGACATAAGTGGGTAAAGTGGTGGCTGTCCAATAGTTAGTGTCAGTAACAGAAATTCCAGTGGCCGGCACAGGAGCAATGCTTCGATAATATGTGGTATTAGATGTGTTGTATACCAACACACCAGATGCGTATGCAGTGTTGGCTGCCCAATTTTGTATGTTGAAACTGATGACGGAACCTTCAAGTCCTTCACCATACATTGATGCAAAACTTGGAACATTGATGGTGTCAGTCACAATGTAAGTTCCGGCTGGGAAAAACAATCCACGACGTGTTTGTGTGTTGTTTTGTACACAGTACAACTGATACAGAGCACGGTTGATGGCCGCTGTATCATCAGTTACCCCATCGCCTGTGGCGCCAAAGTCTGTGACCACAACAAAACTGTCCAATCTGTTTTGAAGGCTTTGAGTTATGGGAGATCCTGGGGTGGGACCTGTTTGTACAACGTAGCCGGCTGCTGTGCCTTGATAGGTGTATTGGTCAGAAAAACTCAAGATGTCTGAAAATTCAGTGAGAACTTCTGTGTTGCCCACAACAGGAGCACCTTCTTCCAGTGTGCCGTTACCAATGAATAGTCTGCGCTCGTCAACAACCCATCCCAGTTCGGCGCCGGCTAAAGGTTCGGGTAGGTCTACTGCTAGACCTTTGCGGTTGGTGATTCTTGATATTTGTACGATTGCCACAGTGTGATTCCTTAGGGTATCACATATTTAGCAAGTAATACTGTTCGACCTTTTTCCACCATTGATCACGGTAATGCTCAAACTCCCGTCCTTCCAGCACAAATTCTTGGTACTCGGGAGGTTTTACCATGTTCATTTGCTCATCTAGTTCGGGTTTGACACACATCAAAACTACGCCTTTTTTGATTTTTGTCCCGTGTAGTTCGTTGTGTGCTTCGGCATAGGCACACAACTGCACAAAATAATCATCGATCCACTCGCGCTTTTTGGGTTTGTTGGTCTGCTTGTAGTCTAGGATGGCTTCTTCATTCAGGTGTATACCAGCGCCGTCTGTAGTACCTGCATACACTTTTGGGAAATACAAAGGAACTTCGATACCCCAAAATTCCGAAACATTTTTTAAACCATGTTCTATAACCTTGTGGGCCATGGCATGACTTGCCCACGAGAATGGATTTGTGCCACGTTCTTTGATCACACCGTCTCGAACATACTGTTCAAGGTAGGTGTGCATACGTGTGCCACGATTGGCAGCTTCTGTTGTGATGGCCTGTGCTTGTTCGTGTCCCACTCGATTGCGCCAGTTTTGCAAGGCCTTTTTGCTTTCTTCGCTTTTGGTAGCATCAAGTATTGTGGTCACTGATGGTAACCGGTTGCCATCGGGAGTGGCATACAGTCTACGCCCGTTGACGTTTTCCCGGGGAATGGGCTGATAGTCAAATTTTGGATTGTACATGCGTTAAGTGGGAATTGTATATGTGTTGATGTGCGTGTGTCAACAAGTTAAAAAGTTTTGAATTTAGTACATAACTGTTGACCTTGGTTCGATTATCATAATCTGCAGTAAATTTAAGATAGTCTACAAAAGCCAATTCGGTATCTCGAGTATTGTTTTTTAAAATTTCAAGCATTGATATAAAATATTCATGCAATACTCGAGTGAGTTTGTATTTTTTAAATATGTTGTGGTCAACACACTTTTCCAGCGTCTGAATTAATATTGGTCGATACTGTGATGGAAGATTTTCCATCATCAGGTGTATTGGCTGATACAGATGTATACCGTTCAAACTTAGTTCAATCTGTGTTTGATCTGCCCAGTTTTCCCACCAATCAAGATAATCCACAGCGTAAAAAATATTGTTCAATGAAAATACCGGAGTGACTTGAAATAAGAATTTTTCAGGATTTTGTGTGATTACCAAAGCAACTGTTTTTAAATTATTTTCAATTTTGTCAAACCGCGCAGGCCATCGCACATAATGATAATTGTCGCCTATGCTGTCAATGCTTGCTAAAACTTCTACTCGCCAAAACTGAGATAATTTTTCAACAAGGTTTTCTGTGAGATTTACCGTGAAATTGGTAGTTATTCTCAACCCGGTTGTGCTTGCTAAATTTTCGTCAATCAACCAATCAATTAATTTTAAAAATCCAGGCTGCAACATTGTTTCGCCGCCAATGGGATGCACAATAAATCTTTTATTGTCTTTGTGTTTAACGCGAATCATATTGGTTATCTCATTCCAATACAATTCATTCAATGAGATGTCACTGTCAGCCCCGGGGCTAACAGGAAAATCCATTATTTTTGCCCATAAGTTACTGTCGTCAGAATTGCAACTCCGACACGCCAAATTACACAAATTACTGAACCTCATTCCAAATTGGAATTCGTCAGTTTTGTTGCTCTGTTTAAATTGTTCCAATTCGTCCACTGAATAATGTGACATTAACTTTACACGTTCGGATTGTGCTTGATTGTTTTCTTCTAAATTACACCGCCAGCAAGACTCTGGCAGCTTGCCCGATGCCATACTTGTTTTTATATTTTCTATAAAATTAAAATCCAACTCTTTATTTGAAAAAGAAGTGTCCAAATTACAACAAGTTGTGACTTTAAATTTACCATGATTCATTCTAAAATCTGACCGACTAATTGGTGCAACACAAAATGCAGAGTTATTTTTAATCCATTTAATGGTTTCTGTACTCATACTCTAAAACTTTCTCCGCAACCACAGCGGTCGCGTTCGTTTGGGTTGCTAAACTCAAAACCTTCATTCAGGCCTTGACGTACATAATCTACCTGTGTGCCTCGCAAATATACATCATGTTTCTTATCGACCAGTACACAGAAATTGTTCTGAGCATAATTTATAGTACCAGCATCAGGGTCATATTGTTTAACGTATTCTAACACGTAAGCAAGCCCTGAGCAACCTGTGGTTTTTACGCCCAGTCGTATGCCAGCGTAGCCTTTGGTTTGCACCAATTTTTGTATTTTGTTTTGAGCCTGGTCGGTTATGGTTATCATAATATTTGATGAAATTTTACATAAATTCTGAACAAACATCTTCTGCCCATTTAACAAACTCAGCATAATTTTTAAATATTTCTTTTAATGGCACCGTAGATTTGTCTTTGCATGATTTTACAATATGTAGTAAAAATTCTTTTCCGTGGTTTTTAAAGAGGTTTGCTGCACTTGCATGTGCATCGGCAGCAACTGGTGCTATTGTTTCCCCTGCAAAAGATATTGTATAAACAAAATTATTGTCAACTGTCCAGTTGTGGTAAAGGTTGTCGCGCAACCTACAATAATTTTCACTTGTCAATAAACTGTCAGTTATCAATTCAAGTTTTTCACGTGTCAAGTTTAAATGTAAGTTTATCACAGACAATGCATGCATAAACACACTTGTTACTTGCATTTCAACTAAATCAAGTTGACTAAAACTGATACATTTTTTTGGCATCACTGACGAATAAGTACGATGTCCCCAGTCCAGTCTGTTGCTTTCTATGTATTCGAATTGAAATTTATTTTGATAATTGGGGTCGTACAACGCAGGACTTGACGCCAGCGGCTCATTTAAAAAAATTATAGGTAATATGTTCTCTTCAATTAGTTGTAATAGAGTCTGTTTCCAGGTTTCTGGCGTTTGTCCAGGCAATCCATAAATTATCTGTGCTTTGATAATCAGATGCGGATGTGTTGTTTTTAATTCACGGGCTATTTTTACATGTTCGTCCCATCCAATGTCAGGACGATCAATGTTTTTCAGTACTTGTTGATTTGTATCCTGCAATGAGAAATTTAAAGTTCTTGTGATCAGTCTACCTCTTGCCAAGGCATGGAATATTTTTAAATTGTTATTTTTGTTTAATTTGCTGTAATTGCCTTGAATTATAAATTTGTTGTTTCCTTTGATATTTTTTTCAGCAAAATATTCAACCATGTCAACATCTTCGTTGTACAGTCCAACATTGGCATCCGACAGGTACACATTTGTAAGGTCTAATTCTTCAAACAAATCAATTTCTTGTTGGTAAGTATTTTTCCGTCTTGATACCTTGGTCCCAAGTCCACCATTCCAGTCACAAAATGTACACGAATATGGACAACCTCTTGTGACAGTATAAGGCATCCATACTTCTTTTTTAACTAATTTAGCTTGTTCTTTGAGTTGAGTTGCCATAACAGTAAACATATCTTTGTTATGAATGTAAGGACTGGTTTCGATCATTTTTACAACCTTGTAATCAGCAATGGTAGTTTTACCAGTTTTATGATTTTGCCAAGCACAATTCGAAGTATTAAATGCAATCAATGGTTTTTTGGTTACTAAATGGGTTACAATATCAGCAAATGCCACTTCTCCTGGTCCATACACTGCATAATCAATGTAATGATGATGTGTAAAAAATTCTTTGTTAATGTTAACATCAATGCTGGGGCCACCAGCAATGATTTTAAAACCATCCTTTAATTTACTTTTAATTCTTGACAGTTGTTCACACAAATAATCATGATTCCAAATGTAATGACTGGTACATAGTATGTCTACGTCAGTCTGTTCAATTTGTTTGATTAATTCTTCGTCAGATATTTCTTGTTGTATAGGGATCAACCATTCTAATTGATCTTTTATTTCTGGGCAAAACAATTCAATTTGCATTTTGAATTGTAATACCAGTGGGTATAACCAAGCCTTGGGCCAGTCTACAGGATTAGCATGATAGAATAATATTTTTAATTTGTTTGTTGTTGGCACATATTGGTCGTTTTGTTCAACAAAATTAAGTGGTTGAAGGAATGTCATCACTGTGTTTTTTTCTGTAATCTTCCACGGCGGCTTTTATAGCATCTTCAGCAAGAATAGAACAATGAATCTTGACTGGTGGCAATGCGAGTTCTTCAGCAATCTCTGAATTTTTAAGAGCTGCGGCCTGGTCAAGCGTTCGTCCTTTAACCCACTCGGTAACAAGAGAGGATGAGGCAATGGCACTCCCGCATCCGTATGTTTTGAATCTGGCATCTGTTATAATTCCGTTTTCAACTTTGATCTGCAATTTCATCACGTCACCGCAGGCCGGTGCTCCTACCATGCCTGTGCCAACAGAGTCGTCAATTTCAAACTTGCCCACATTACGTGGATTTTCATAATGATCAATTACTTTTTCTGAATAAGCCATGTGATTTCCTTCGCTGATTATAGCGTATTTACTGACAAGTGTCAATGAGAATGATTATACGCCGCGGTCTTTGCCAGCGGCTGATTTGGCCGACGCAGCCACAATGTCTTGCGCCTTGTTCACAGGCATTTGAGTTGCACCAGTGTTGGCACCTTTGTACATGATCACACCAGGGTTGTTGGGATCAATTGGTTCCAGTACTGAGTCCAATGGGGGTGTGCTTACTACACTGATCACATTTCTTTGATTGACCGGGAAGCCCAGGCTTTGAGCAGCTGATATGAATGCATCAGTGCTGATTTGTTTTTGTGCGTTTTCGTTGTCGGCTCTGCCTGAAAGAAAATTCACCAGGCCCATCAGCTTGTTTGGGTCCAGTGAACTTGAATTTTCGACTTCGTCGATTCTCATTATCTACGTGCTCGTCCCAGTGCGGCTCCAGCTGGTGCGGGTTCTTCAGCATCCATTTCGGCCCCCAAGTCAGCACCCACATCTGCGCCCACATCTGCGCCCACTTCGGCGCCCACATCTGCGCCCATTTCGGCGCCAGCAACTGGAGCGGCACCTGGCATGCCGCTGGCAGCCATGCTGGTGTCTAATGCAGCTGGTTGACCAGTCACAACACCCAAGGCTGTTTCCAGTTGTTGTTTGGAACCTTGCAAGTTTTGCACAAGGCCTTGCAATGCCGCAGTGACATCACTGTTGAATTGTGTGGCTTGTTCAATGCCAATTTGATTACGGATTGAGTCAACCAAGGCAGGTAGTTCTTTGAATTGCATCTCTGTTGTGTCTTCCAACATTGATTGCATTTTGTCTACCATGTCTTGTGCAGCCAACACAACTTGTGCCTGCTGGACTTCTGATTCTTTCAACAATTGATATGCTCTACGCAAGCGACTTTCAGCCGTCAAGGTAGCTTGGGCATTGATTAATTCTTGTTCTTCAGGGGAAGGCTTCTGGCCTTTTGACAGTTTGTCTTTGGCTGCCTTGAGCTTGGCAGCAGCAGCTGGGTCTGTCATTGCCATGGCACCTGCAGGAGGTGCCATTTCTTCGCTCACACGGTGAGCCAGTGCCTGTTCCATCATGACCAGTTTCAAGTAAGCAGGGTTGCGTTCACTGGTATGCCGACTTGAGCTGCGCTGATGTTCAGCAATCACACCACGCACACGCTTCAGCATGATCTGGGCTTCGCGCACTGTAATCTTGTTCACAGGCATCTTGGTGCCGAAGTAACTTTCAAATACTTTAGCTACTTGGCGGCTTTTTTTTGGCGTGGCCAGTTCGGTTAATTTCATTTGGCAAATCCTCTTAGTTGTAGATATTTAGCCGAATTTAAACATTTTTCAAGTTCTTGATTCAGCAGGGTAAGATTTTCAATTTTGGGTGCAAGTTTGGTGCGCACCATTTCACGGAATTCAGGTCGGTTGCTGCCATCTGCTTGCCCGTTACGACAATAGATATCAGCAGTCAGCGTTTGTTTTTTGTTGTCTAATATACGGATGTTTTGTGCCAGTCGGTGTTGTTGTAAATGATCAGCCACACACCATGACATGGCAGTTCGTTTACTGCTGAATGTGCTCACAAGATCGTCACTGTGATAATACACAGCAAATCCTGCTGGGTTGGGCTTGACATGATAACGACCAAACGCTACATATCCACCATGTTCATCGTCAATGATCAGTTCAGTGTACACACGTTTGAGTTCACGCTCAGCAAAGCGTTCTAATTTTTGATCACGAGTCATAGTGTTTTTACATAGTGAGTGGCCAGCCACCCCACAACACCCAACAGCGCACCGATGATGCCTATGCCCCAGGCAATCAGCTGGTCGTTGCGTTTTTCGCCCATTTTACGCACTATACCATGCACGTCTGACATCATGTGTTTGACTTCGCCGACTTCCCGTTCTACTGTTTCTATCTTGAGTTCCAGCATGCGGTAACGTTCTGCGCACAGTTCAACGTGTGCTTCGAGACTTTTCTTTTCAATATCTGTAGTATCAACCATGTTCAGGCTCCAATGGCGTATTTATGGCAGTAAACCAAATGTTCTGATTGGTGCCTTGAGCATGCAGTGTGGCAGTGTCAATTGTGTGTTCGCCCAGTCCGGTGACCATGGGCACACCTTCACAGTCAGCCACAAGTCCTGCTAGATTGTCACTGTCAATGCTGCTGCTGAGTACTCCTTCAGCTTCTACTTCAAATTCAAAGTGCCAGCCGTCCGGTTGTTTTTTGGGCAACACCACATTCATAGGTTGTGTTCTCAGGCTGACGATTTGCAATAGACTTTCCCAGTTGCGTTGTTGATTTCTGGCCTGATTCCAGTGTTCAGGAGTTTCAAGTCTCATGCCCGACTTGGTGGTGTAAGGCAGCTGTTGGGGACGAAAATGTCCTGTGACACCAGTATGGGTACAATCAAAAAGGGTGCGGCACATGACTTTCATTATGTGCATATTTACGGCCAAAAAGAAACCCTGGATTTTTTACATCCAGGGTTGAATTTTCACTATCTAGTTATTATGCCAAATTAGTGAAACTAGCAGTTGAGCTGACGTTGCCAGTTGGGATACCAATGTTCAAGCCGCCTGTGGCATTGGCTGTTTGAGCAGCGGCAACCAAGGTAGCTGTGGTGTAAGCACCACTTGGATAGATAGCCAAGTTGATTGTGCCAGCTGTTGCACCTGCTTGATAAAAAGCAATTGTGCCAGTCTGTTGAATTGCTTGCAACACATTGTTCAAGTAACCGTTGACGTTACCAGCATTGGTAAGTGCAGCGTTTGCTGTCAATGAGAAGAATTGCAATTGTGGGCCAGACAACATCACTGGGCCTTGGGCCGCAACGTTTGCTGTTCCTACGATGTCTCCGTTTGACACATCCAGTGCAAATACTGGTTGTGTAGTTCCATTTACTTTTGTAAACTGTGCCATGATTTTTTTCCTTTAGGTTAAGTGGTCTTGTTGGACCTGCTTTTATTTATACTTTCGGCAAAAAATCAGCCGGCTGGCGGATTGTTTCTAGCCTTGTTTCTAGCGGTAAAGTCAAATCTATTCACAGCTTTGCCGTAGCCTGCAGGGGTAGCAAACACCCATCCTTCATTGCCAGGAACCTGTTGATCCAATTTGCCCAGTAGATCCAACTTAAGATCGTGTAATAATTCAAACAATACAAAGGCCGCTTGTAGCGCACTTCTGTTGGAAGTGGGACTGTCAAGATACTGTTGTATATTGCTGTATTTTTGCGCAGTTTGTGTGCTCTGTAGCCATGCTTCAAATCCCGGGACCAAGTCGCTGAAATTGCCTGTGTAGGCACGGTCGTTGGGGTCAACACGTCGATTGATATAGTCCACTGCCAGTTTGGCAAAGTCAGTTATTTTCATTGCACGTAGTTCAGCAGGATTAAACAACATATTGATAGCAGGTCCTTGTGCTTGCAACACTTGTTTGATCTTGGACACATAAGGGTTTTCTTTTGCCACAGGCTTGGCATATATGGGCAGTATCAAAAACAAACCAGGTACCTCATTGAATTTCACGCCTTTCAACGGTTGTTTTTCTGCCCCAGCATCTTCGAACATGGTGTGAACTGCTACACCAACTTCACTGTTAACGATTGATTTCCCCAGTGTGCTGTCTACAGGAATTCTGTAAGTCACAGTATTAGGTCTGAATACCAGCAGTCCAGCAGACTGATAAACCACGCCTGGCTCAATTTCTTGTTCTGTAGCCGGCAAAGGTTGATTAGTTTGGCCCCAGTACATCAGGTCACCCTTGACATAGCCTCTGAAATTTCGAGGAGTGGCTGCTTCCAACAGCGGCCAAACTGTTTGATAAGTGGGCAGTAATGTTTGCACTCGATTTGCTAGATTGCCCTTGGCGGCAGCATTGGCATCACGCTGTGAGAGATTGTTGGCAATGGCCCGGGTGCTGGTAAACAAGCCATCATAGCCCACAGCACCAAATCCCGAATCATCTGTGAGCACAAACTCGCCAGTGGCAGGCTTGCGGCCAAATACCACAGCAGGCTTGCCGTCCCATTTTACACTTGCTGTGGTTGAATCTTTGTTAAAGGCAGCCACAATGGCCAGGGCTTTCTTCACACCTGCTGTGCCTTCTCTAAACACATAGTCTTCCAGGTGTTCAATACCCTTGGCTCTGCCGCCCACGCCCACTGCGGCTGCTTCGTAAATGGTGTATGGATTGGCGCCGCCACGTTCTACTAGTGGTTGCATGCCTTGGTTGACAATTCTATCACGCAGTCGTGCCAGGAAGTAAGTGTCTGTGTGTTCCGTCACAGCATCAGGTTGCGGCAGGCCTTCTTTGTTCAGGTAGTCACGAAAGTCTTTGACCTTGGCTTCTTTGTCTGGGTCTCGGGTTAGAGCGGCAAAAATGCTTTCTACATTTTTGAGATCGTTCTTTGTGCGCCCACGACCCAACAATGTTTGGGCCACACGGTCTGGATCCATGCCGCCGTCCACCAATTGATTGCTAGTACGACTGAACATGCCATTGGCACCCACTTTGAGTCCCAGTTGCTTGGCAATACTGCTCATCAGCACATTACGATTCATGCCTTTGTACGCTGAACCTTCGCCGCCTGAGTAGAAGAATGTGCCCCAGTCCAGATTGGGAAAGAACATAAAGTCAGTTTGTACATAGCCCAGTTCAGGACGTCCTTGTATGGGTGTGCGCAAGTGAACTTCGCCACCTTTTTTGATCCATTCAGCAGGCGGCAGTTTGTGGCTCACTATCCATTGTGTTAAAGTTGCAGCCAACTGTTCTTTTGACATTTCGCTGGTGTCTACCGCAAGATCCATGTCACCTGATGTAGGCGCTTTGCCTGTGCTACCCAACCAACGATCACGTGGAAATTGCAACCCAGTGAGTTGTTCAATCCAGGCCACGGTAGCAGGCACATCACTTTGATTGATGCGACCTGTGAGTGGCTGCCCATCTGCGTCTTTGAATACATTGCCGCCTTCTAGTAGTGTGCGTAGGCTTTTCATAGTTGTCTAATTTTTTTCAATAGTGTTCTGCTGGGATCAAAATTGCGACTCCAAGTTAAAGATTCGTTGAGTTTACTTGCCAGTGCCAATTTTATAGCAGCTTGGGTATCTGTACCCGGTGGTACTTTGGCCGCCAATGCCGCAGCCTGTTGTGGTGAATAACCAAGTCTTACCAGTGCTTGTTCTACATCGGATGGCTGTTGAGCAGCTGGGGGTTGTTGAGCAGCTGGAGGTTGTTGAGCAGCTGGAGGCTGCTGTGCCGGGGCAGGGGGCGGAGTTTGCTCAACAGACGATCCCAGCACGAATCGTCTATATTCCTGCACATGAGCCGGATTGCTGGGGTCAAAAGGTTGGCCTAACACAGTAATTCCGCCATTGGCATTTATTTTTACAGTGTCTCTACCGCCTCTACCAGCGGTGTTTTTAAAAGCCAAGTAGGCTGCACGATGTTCTGGATTGGCACCATTGTAGGGTTTTCCACCTATGGTTATTTTGCCCACCAGTCGTTGATGCTCTGGATTGGCAGCATCATAAGGTACACCATCTATGGTTATTTTGCCTGTGCTGTCTGTGTATACTTCGTTCTTGGCATCCTTGGGCAGCAAATAACCCAAGCCCACCTTGTTGGCATTGTATGCCTGCATTGCATTGGCAATAGCGCCACCTATGTTGGCTTTTCTTCCTTGTGGCGCACCCATTTTGACCTTGCCGGCAGCTGCCAGTTCTGAATCACTTCCTGTGGCAGCTGCAGGCGCCGTTGCCGGTAGCTTACTAAACGGAGCCATCTGATCTTGTGCTATTTTTGCGGCAGCCGCTTGTTTAGCTTGTCTGATGTCTGCTGGAGTTTGAGCAGTGGTCACACTAGGCGCAGCCGGTGCTGGATCAATTCCTGTGGCAGGACTTGCTACAGGAGCACCTGTAGTTGACATGTTTGTCGGCATCATAGCAGGTTGCGCAGGCATATTGGCTAAT